CGGTATCATGTTGCCGCCAGATACGGAGCTGAAAGCGGATCTGTGCGCACCGCGGTGGATGATGCGCGTATCCGGTATTCAGATCGAGGATAAAGACGAGATATCTCGCAGGATAGGGAGATCTCCTGACGCAGGAGACGCAGTGGTTCTCGCGGCAATGCCGCCACTCCATGCGGGAGTAGCGTTCTATTAAAGTCCTGGTCACTGGCGGCGAAGGGTTTATCGGCCGTCACCTGGTCGAACGGTTCAAAGCGTTTGACCACGATGTCACCGTGTACGACCTGGCGACCGGCGGCGATCTCATGAACATGCCGCGATTGAACGCGTCGATGCGGGGCCAGGACATGGTGTTCCATCTGGCCGGCCACGCATCGGTCCGCTTGACCACGGATCAGTGGTTACCGATACGGTCAAACGTTATCTGCACGCAGAACGTGCTTGATGCCATGCGGCTCAACGGCGTCAAACGGATTGTATTCAGCTCCACCTCAGCGGTCTACGGCGATACGACAACGTTCCCGACACCCGAGGACGTGCCGTTCCCGGTTCAGACCTCGCTGTACGGGGCGTCGAAGATCGCCGCCGAAGCGCTCGTGTCAGCCTACGCTCGATCGTTCGACTTGCAGGCGACGATCTTCCGGTTCGCGCCGGTACTGGGCGAGGGCTATCACCGCGGCCATCTATACGACTTCTGGCGGAAGCTGAAGCGTGACCCGGCCCGGATCGAGGTGCAGGGCAACGGTGAGCAGCGCAGGTCGTACGTCTACGTGAGCGATGTGGTCGACGCCATGCTGCTGGTTGGGCTGGATGGCTCGAGCGAGTCGGTGCGGATCTTCAACGTCGGCCACTATCAGTCCTGCACGGTGAACGAGTCGCTCGGCTGGCTATGCGAATCGCTCAGAGTCGAGCCCGAGCGGGTGTACACTGGCACCAGTTGGAAGGGCGACAAAGCGCTGACGCTGCTCGACTGTACGCGGCTCATGGCGTTGGGCTGGACGCCACAGGTGTCGATCAAGGACGCCGTACTGAGGACCGTGGCTTCGTTTGACGGATAAGCGGGTCGCGCTCGTCACCGGCGGCTCGATGGGGCTGGGTAAGGCCGTGGCGCATCGATTCCGTAGCGAAGGCATGCGCGTGTCCTCATGTAGCCGTAGCGGTGATGCACTTACAGCCATTGTCGATGTGTCACAACGTGATGATGTCGAATCATGGGTAGATCTGGTCATGACGAAGGCAGATCGAATCGACGTGCTCGTGAACAATGCTGCGGTCTACGGTCCGGTCGCACAGATCGACGATACGGACCCGCTCGAGTGGTGGGACGCGGTCGGGGTCAACCTGTTCGGTCCAATGCTCATGTCTCAGCACGTGCTGCCGATCATGCGCAAGCACGGTTACGGCAAGATCATTAACGTCTCTGGATCTGGCGCGCGGCCACAACCGAATTGCACGGCGTACAACGCGTCAAAGGCCGGCCTGATCCGGTTCACCGAAGCGCTCGCGGTCGACCTCGAAGGAACAGGCATCGACGTGAACGCAGTGGCCCCTGGGACGCTCGACACGCGCATGCGGCTCAGGTCGGCCCTACCGGACGATCCCGCGGCTAACATGCGCAAGGCCGTTGACCTGATAGCGTGGCTGGCATCCTCGGCGAGTGATGGGGTTACGGGCCGGCTATTCAGCGCGGTGTGGGACGATTGGGAGCACCTGGGCGAACTCGGCAAGGACGATTACCGTATGCGGCGAGTCGTTCCTGAGTGATCATCGCTCGAGCGCCGCTCCGGGTTACGCTCGGTGGCGGTGGCACAGATATCCCGGCGTATTACACGAAGCACGATGGCCGGTGTCTCGCCGCCGCGATCGACAAGTACGTGTACATCACGATCCACGAGACGTTCGTCGACGACCTGATCGTCAAGTACAGCAAACTCGAACGAGTGCCTGATTCCGAGCATGTGGAGCATCCGATCGTGCGCGAGGCGTTGCGCATGCTGCATATCAAAGGGCGCGGTCTGGAGATTTGTAGCCATGCCGATATCCCGGCCGGGACGGGCCTGGGTTCGTCGTCCAGTTTCACGGTGGCGCTCTTGCAGGCGTTGCATGCGTACCGACGTCAGACGTGCTCACGCGAGCAGCTCGCCGAGGAAGCGTGCCGTATTGAGATCGACGCGCTCGAGCAACCGATCGGCAAGCAGGACCAGTACATCGCGGCGTTTGGTGGGGTAACAATCCTGCCGTTCTACCAGGATGGTCGCGTGAGTCCGATAGGTTTGAATATGCGAGCTGACACGTTTGCGGACCTCGAAGATAACCTGCTGCTGTTCTTCACTGGCCAGACACGCAAAGCCGCGGAGATCCTCGGCGCCAGCACGATGCCAGACGATGCAGCGGCTTCCTGGGTTGCCGGCAATGCCGCGGACGCGCTCGAGTCTGGCGACATCAAAGGGTTTGCGCAACAGATGAACGAGCAATGGACGGCCAAGAACGAGCGGACGCCGGCCAGTGACGATATCCAGCGCTGGCACGCGCTCGGGTTGGCGAACGGCGCGCTCGGCGGGAAACTGGTCGGTGCCGGTGGCGGCGGGTTCCTGATGTTCTACGCGGAGGACAAGGCGCCATTGCGACGTGCGATGTGTGAGCAGGGCTTGCGCGAGGTGCGGTTCCGGTTCGACTGTCACGGTGCGCGGGTAATGGCGTCGTGAGAAAACGAAGTTGGATTGACTCGGACTGGGTGGGGGCGTTCCTGATAACGGGAGCGATCATCCTCATTCCGCTAGCCATCTGGTTATCGGCTAAGAGTCCGTGAGCCTGACAGTAGCGATTCTGTGCGGTGGATTGGGCACACGGCTAAAACCGCTCACCAACACGATGCCAAAGTCGCTGGTCGAAGTCGCTGGCATCCCGTTCATCAATTACCAACTGCGTCATCTGGCCAGCCAGGGCATCGAACGCGTGGTGCTATGTATCGGCTATCGCGGCAGTCAGATCGCGGAGTTCGTTGGCAGCGGCCAGCGGTTCGGGCTCGACGTGGCGTACTCGTCTGATGGCGGCAAGCCATTAGGCACGGCCGGCGCGATCAGGAAGGCGCTTCCGTTGCTCGGCTCAACATTCGGTGTGCTCTATGGCGACGTGTACCCGCTGTACGACCTGCAAGCTATCGAGCCTACGAACATGGCGACAATGGCTGTACGTCGGCCAGGCCGCGGTAACGTGAAGTTCACCAACGATCACTGGCGCATTGCCTATAAGCGTAACCAGGATGCGTGGTTACATGGCGATGCTGGATTCTCGGTGGTCGATGCTCGGGCTCTCTTGCACGTATCGACAGCATCGGATTTAGGCGACCTGTTCTGCGACATATCCTTCGATGGGTATCTGGATGGTTACGAGGTGACGGAGCCGGTGTACGAGGTCGGTTCATTCGAGGGACTCGCGGCATTCGAGCGGTATGTCCTTCACGACCGAATACCTGTCTGAGGTCGCGGCGATTGCTGCCGGCTTGGACGTCGACCAGGTTGATGCTTGCGCCGGGCTGCTGTCTGAAGCAAGGCGTGTGTTTGTGTTGGGCAATGGCGGGAGCGCGGCGAACGCATCGCACTTCGTAAACGACCTGCGCAAGATAGGCGGCATCGAAGCCTACGCGCCGACAGACAACGTGGCTGAGCTGACCGCGCGTACGAATGACGAGGGCTGGCATACGGCGTTTACAGGCTGGCTGAAGACCAGCCATCTCGATCTGTTCGACCTCGTGTTCGTGCTGTCGGTTGGCGGCGGATCGGTCAGAACCAGCCCGAACATTGTTGCTGCGCTCGTTTATGCCCGCGAGGCTGGCGCGCAAATCGCGGGGATCGTGGGCCGAAGCGAGGGTTACACGAAGCAGGTCGCCGACGCTTGCATCGTGGTCCCGAACGTCAATGAGGAGCACGTGACACCACACGCTGAATCGTTCCAGAGCGTGCTGTGCCATCTGCTCGTGTGGCATCCGGCCTTGCAGGCATGAAGCTGTTTATCGACTCGGCCAACCTTGCGGACATCGAGGACGCGCTGCGTATCGGCGTGGTAAGCGGGATCACTACCAACCCGAGCATCCTGGCGAAAGAGGGCGTGACGGACCCGCTGCACCACTACGCGGACATCGTCGGACTGCTAGCTCATTACGGTATGCGGGACGTGTCGCTGAGCGTGGAGTTGGTGCAGACGGAGCCGGCGGACATGCTGAGTGAAGCGGCAGTGCTCGTGCGCGAGTTGGCAGGTTCGAACCTGGCGATCAAGGTTCCTGTGCGTTGGTCGTGGCTGCGTGTCGTGCGCGAGTTGCACAAGGCTCGTGTCAACGCGAACGTGACGGCGTGCATGTCCTACGCCCAGGCGATCGTGGCCGCGGACGCCGGCGCAACCTACGTCAGCCTGTTCTGGAACCGTATTCGTGACGGTGGTGATCAGCCAGCCGGGATAGTGCGCGCGGTTCGCACGACCTTCCGCGAGAACGATTGCAAGACGCAGATTATTGTCGGCTCGATCCGCTCAACGCAGGACGTAACCGATGCCATCATGGCTGGCGCGGACATCGTGACCGTGCCGCCACAGTTTCTCGCGCCACTGTGCGAGCATCCAAAAACCGACGAAGTGATCAGCCAGTTCCTACGGGACGCTAAACAACCCATCCACGTCTAAACCATCCGCCTTGGAGGTGGGACCGACAATATGCCGAACCCCCTTCAGGCTATTGGGAAAGCGTTGCGCGGCGATTACCTGTCGCACAAGTTCACGCCGCTCGACGCCACCGTTCACTGGCAGTACATCAACCACCTTGTGCGTACGGCTGGCACGGAACCGTACGGCGGCGATTACGGCGGCGATGGCAACTCGGCCGTGTTTGCCTGCCTGCGAGCACTGGCCTACGCCAGCATCGAGGCGCCGCTCAGAGTCTGGAAACTCGACGCCAAGCAGGAACGCGAGCCGCTGTTCGTCAGTCCGATTCTCGATTTGCTGGACGAGCCGCATCCTGATCTTGACCTGAACGAGATCCGCTGGTGGTCGGCTTGGGCACGGCATATCGACGGCAACGCGTACGTGCTCAAGGTGCGATCAGGCAACTCGACTCAAGGAACGCCCGTCGAGTTGTGGCCGATCAGCCCGACCAGGATGCGGCCGCACACTGAGCGCGGCTCGAACAACTTCATCGACTGGTACGAGCTCGATCGCTACAACGGCGGGCCGCCCCAGGAAATCCCGGTCGAGAACGTCATTCATTTCAAGCTGGGCGTCGATCCGTACGATACGCGCAAGGGCATCAGCCCACTGAAGCGGCTGGTTCGCGAGATCGCTAGCGATGGCGAGGCCACGCGTTACGCCGACGCGCTGCTCAGGAACTTTGGCACGCCTGGTCTGGTAGCCAAGTTGCCGGCCGAGACGATGCTGGCGCCGAAACAGATCGAGGAACTCAAGGCGAGCATTAGCCAGTCGTTCGGCGGCGAGAACCGCGGTCGGGTTGGCGTACTGTCTGGCGGCGCGGACATGGAACAGTTCGGGTTCAGCCCTGACCAGTTGAACCTGAAGGTGCTCCACGA